CCCCTGCACCGTAGCGTCCGTGTTCCCGATTCCGGGAGAAACGGCCTGAGCGGCCGTCTCCGGAGGCAGGACGGTCAGGGCGGCCGACGGGGCCAGGGCGTCCGCCGCAGCCCCGGAGATCCCGGCCTGGGCTCCCGAGGAGGCTCCTGAGACACTGGCGTCAGCGGCTCCAGCGGCTTGCCCGGCCAATGCTCCGATGGAGGCTGGGGCCGCACCCGCGTCCGCTGCCGTCGCTGCCTGTCCGGGCAGACCGGAGACCGCCCCCGTGGCGTCGTACCCGGTGACGGTCGCAGCGGCCACGTCCGCGTTGGCTGTGGTCCCGCTGGAGACATCCGCCGCGCTGAAGTCATCGAACCGGAGAGAGTTGGACGACTCTGCCCGGAGACCAACGGATGTTCCGGTCGTGACAGCAGTATTCGTAACGCTGACCCGCTCGACACCGTTGACGAAGCCTTTAATGGTGGAGCCGACGGCCTGCACCTTGGCGATGTCGCCTGCAACGGCCGCTCCGGCAAAGGACCCGATCGATGTGAACGAGCCGCCGACGTTGCTGAAGAGGTTCCATGAGGTGCCGTCGTTGCGCCACAGGTAGCCCTGGGTGAAACCGGTGTTGCCCCGGCACCAGACGCCGTGGCTGAGGGCCGCAGTAGCAGGGATCGTGATCTGGGCGCTGTTGTCGTTGGTGGCCATCGCAGTAGCGGCACGGATGACGATTGTGCCGCCTGCTGATCCAGAGCTGAGCTGGTTGGAGACGATGGTCCACAGGCCGGTTCCGTCGACCCAGTTTGCTCCGGGGGCTCCGTTGGCTCGGTTGAAGTCGTCGCTGAAGCTCGTCACGACATCACCCCCGACCGATCAGGACGAGGTAATCCGGGCGATGCCGTTGGCGTTCCAGACGATCGTGAAAGTGCCGGAGGTCACCGACTGCGCACCGCCGAAGTAGTTGAAGCAGATCCCCTCGTCGGCTACGCCGCCGGTCCCGGCGGTGATCGTGTCGTCGTACACCAGGCAGCCGTAGACGTTGGCCAGGGTGCCGGTGCCCGCACCGGCCAGGTCCGTGGCGTCGAACATGGTGACGCCGGTGGCCGGGTTGGTGATGGTCTTGCCTGCCAGGAGCCGACCGGCCGCAGCCCAGATACCCGAGCCGGTGACCTCGTTCGCCGTGACCCACTGACCGGTGTTGTAGCCGGTGCTGGTGAGGGCGGCGTCCTTGTCCGGCGTGCCCGTGTTGTTGAAGAGCGCCACGTTGACCGTGTCGGCCCCGAGGCCCGCGTACGCGGCCGGGAGCACGGCGGCGGTCTGCCCCTGGCCCAGGACAGCGGCCGTCCAGGCCCGGAACATGCTGCTGCTGGTGAAGGCCATCTCAGTTCTCCCCTACCGCCTTCGCCGTGGGGGCGTAGACGACGCAGTCGCTGGAGCCGTCTGCCCGTTCGACCTTGACGGCCATGACCGGCCGCCCGTTGACGAGCCTGGCGTCCTCGTTGCCGAGGTAGTCTTCCCGCTCGACCATGACGACCTTGCAGTCCACGCCCTCCAGGACCATGGGAGCCGAGAGGCCCCCGAGCCCCGAGCAGTTGTGGAAGCGGTTGGGCTGCCCCGCCGTCCGTACGGCAGCCGGACAGTTGGGGCAGACCCACCGCTGCTCCGCATGAAGGACCGCACCCATCAGGCGACCGAACTCGGGTTGCACTGAGGCGAGGGCGGAGCAGTCGTGGTGACGTTCCAGAGCCAGTGCTCTCCGGCGCCGAGGGTGTCCCCGGTCGGGAGCCAGGAGGTGGCGCCGTCCGGTCCCCGGAGCCAGCCGATGGTGGCCGAGGTCGACCCGGCCTGGGTCTCGGACATGATCTGGAGCGTCGAGCGGGCGTTCTCCACGGTGTACGTGCCGAACTTGGAGGCGCCGCAGTTGGGCCAGGCGTTGTAGATGTACCGCTGCGCACCGGTGGCGTCGCAGGCGGACGATCCGGCGACCTTCTGCCACACCTCCAGGGAGTACCGGTTGGTGGGCTGGCCCTCGGCCACGGCGAAGCCCGAGCCGGTGACCCCGGCCGCGTTCACGGTCAGCTCGCGAGCACTGGACAGGTACGCGGTACCTGTCGAGTTGATCTCACAGAAGTCGATCGTGAGCTGCATACGCTTGAGGACCGGGTCGTCCTTCTGGTTGACGCAGGGGGTGCCGTCGGCGGTGCGCTCGAAGAACTCCTCGCCGTCCTCGTACTGCGGCTCCATCTGGACCTGGACGAAGCCCTTGCTGACGATCTGCATGGACCCGGTGCCGGTCACCGGGTTGCCGCAGACGTCGAGCTTGACGACCCGGTAGTGCGTTCCCTTGATCGGGGTCACGCACGTAGAAACGGTAGCTACCACTGTTCACCCCTTACGTGGGAACGCCGAGCGTGGTGAGCGCTGCCACGTGGCAGCACCCGAATCCGAGCAGGTACGTCCGGCTGGCGAGGTACTTCACTGTGTTCTCGGACCGGTCGAAGGTGCTCGGGAACGGCCGGGCGAACACGTCCGACCGGTAGGCGAACACCGGGCCGGTGCCGTAGATCCAGCTCGTTCCGGCGGCAGCGGCGGAGCCGTCCGGTCCCGAGCCGGAGTAGCCGAGGCCCGGGATGACCCGGTTCCCGGCCGTGGTGTAGATCGGTCCGCCGACCGACTCCTGCTTCACCAGGCCCCGGGCCACGAAGGTCGGCAGGGCCGCGTACGGGATGTGGATGGCGCCCTGGCCGCCGTAGCAGCTCGCGAGCTGTGCCTCCACCGCCCCGAGCGCGATCGCCACATCGTCCCCGCCGGTGACGAGCTGGGTCGCAGCCGTCTGGAGGCGGATGGACGAGGTGTCGTCCAGGGTGGAGTTCGAGGCCAGGTGGGGCCAGACGGTGTTCTGCGGGGTGGTGGATGACTTGCCCGCCGAGCCGGTCCAGAAGGCCCGGCTGACGATGTAGGGCTCCATCCGGAGCAGGGCCTCCTCGGCCCTGTCGGTCAGATCTGCCTGGGTCAGGCCGTTGCCGACCGGGGCGCAGTCGAACTCCGCGTAGACGGTGAACGGCGTCGCGCCCCGGTTGACCTGGTTGACGTTGCTGGCCATGGACGCCTGGGCCCCCGGGGTGCCCCCGGTGCCTGTGACGGCGATGCACTCGTCGTAGACGGTGCCTCCGCCGCCGCAGCGCTCGATCCAGGTGATGCCCTGCTGCCAGTGCGCGTCGGCCGTCGGGTGCTCCGCTGCGTCCCACAGGAAATTGGGGAGCGGGACGAATCCCGGCCCCTCGACGATCTGCCGTACTCCGGCCACAGGTCACACCTCCCCGTCCGTAGTCACGAGCACGTTGATCGTCTGGGTGGACCCGGAAGCCTGGAACACCCACAGCTCCTGTCCGGCCGGGAGCAGGAAGTCGACAGCCCCCGAGTTGAAGCCGGACAGCTTGCTGACGAACGCCCCGGTCGAGGCGGTTCCGCTGGAGAACGCCAGCCTGAAAGCAGCCGTGTTGTCCGAGGTGTAGACCCGTCGAGCGAAGTCGTCCGAGTCCGCGACCTTGACCGGCGTGGCGGTAGCCACGCTGACTTCGGCACTGGTGAAGGCTGCCATCGGTGGTCACCCCCTCCGGGTGAGGAGGGGTGATCAGACGTGGGCGACGTTCGGGGTTGCGACTGTTCCGCCGACCTGGCCGGAGACCGCGAAGGCGCAGGTGTACTTGCGGGCCGAGTGGCCGACCTGAGCGATCAGGTGGCACTCCTCCGCCCAGAGCGCGGTGTAGTCGTTCTCCGCGTTCAGGACCGAGTCCCGGATGACACCGAGGTCGAGCTGGAGGCCGGTGCCGTGGAGGAACGTCCCCGCCGCGTAGACGAGGAAGTTCACCGTGGCGGGCCAGACCGTGAGGTTGGAGCTGGCGCCGGGCTGGTTGGCGCCGCGCACCTGGTAGTCGTTGACCCACTGGACGCGGACGTTGCGGGCCGAGAAGAACGCGCCGATCTGCGCGTCCGCCACGGCCAGAGCGCTCAGGTCGGTGAGCGGCCGGAGCGTGAGGTCGGCCCGGATGATGTCCCGGATCCAGTACGGCATGACCACTTCGAGGACCGAGGTGGTGCCCATGGCGAACTTCGCCCGGTAGTCCATCGCGGCGAGCGCGACCGCGTTGAGCAAGCGGGTGGCCGGGCCGTCGGTGGCGACCGCGCCCACGGTGGTCGCGCCACCGGCCGCCGTGTCCATGAGGCCGATCAGGCGCGCGTTGATCGCGTGGCTGTACGCGGCCCGGAGCAGGCGGATGAAGTTCTGGGTGCTCTCGGGGTAGGCGTCGTCCGTCAGGTTGCCCGCCGTGAGGGAGATGCCGTAGCACTCCAGGCGCTGCTCGCTGAAGGTCGGGCAGGGGACCCGGAGGGTCGGCTTGTTGACCGAGCCGGTGACCGTGAGCTGGTCGTCGGTCTCCGTCCAGAGCCAGGGATCGGTCGCGTTGCTCATGCTGAACGCGAAGCCGCCGAAGCCCGAGGCCGGGCTGGAGCCCGCGTTCTGGAAGAACACGTCCCCGATGGCCGGGCTGACCGGGAAGCGGATACCGCCCCGGCTGACGCCGACGGTGGGCAGGTCGATGAGACCGTCGCTCGCCTCGGCGATGTTGAAGAAGTCGTACATGATCTGGCTCGGGGCGCACCAGCCACCACCGGCGACCAGGGCCCGCTGGTTCTCGGGCTTGGTCATCTCCTGGTAGAGCTTCTCGACCTTGGCGGCGTCGGTGCGGTCGTCCAGCGTGTGCTCGAACGAGTTGCGGACCGAGGCGACGAGGTGGTGCGGGGCTCCCTTGCCGTCCCGGGTGATCGGGATGGCCTTGGCCTTGCGCTGGAAGGCCTCGCTCAGCGCGGCGAGGTCGCCCAGCTCGGTGCCGTGCGCGACGCCGGGGATGTCGATGGACGCGGTGACCGCGTTCGGGACGCCCTCCTGGACCCGGGGCTTGGGCGCCTTGGCGGCCGTGTCCCCGAGGCTCGCGAAGCGCTGCTGCGCCTTCTGGATCTTCGACTCGTCGTCGCCGAACAGGGCCATGGCGACACCGGCGGCGGTCGCCTTGGCGATCTCGCTCATGTCGATGGTCTGGCCTCCGGCGGCAGCGGCGGCCGTCACGGGCTCGGTGCCCTCGGCGTCGCCGTGCACCCGCTGGCGCAGAGCCGCCATCTGGCGCTCGGTCTCCTGCTGCGCGAGGGTGGCCTGCTCCTGGGCCCGGGTGGCGCGCACCCGCAGCTCGGCCCGGATACGGTCCAGATCCTTGGCGAGACGCTGCGCGTACGCCACGTCGTCGGCGGTGTACGAACCGCGCGCGTTGATGCTGTCGTAGGCCGCTACGGCCTGCGTCTCCAGCTCAGCCAGTTCCGTGTCACCCGAGAGCGTGAGGTCTGCGGGTGCTTCGAAAAGCTCAGGCTCCGGCACTGCAACCTCCAGGGGCGACCGGAATGATCTACGTCGGCCGGAAGGTAACACAAGAACGCGTACCGGCCAAAGATCGATATCTTTGGACCGGCACGCGTAAATGCCTGGTCAGCCGTTCGTGCCTCCGGCACCGCCGGGCCCCGGAGGGGGCGGAGGCGGGGGCGGAGGGTTCTGGTTGCAGCCACACATGTCGGTCATCCCTTCCCGTGCACCCGGTCACCGAGCCTGCTCAGGATACGAGCGTAGGCCCACTGATCCAGATCCTCTTCCGTCCAGCCCTCGGTGAGGGCCGGGAGCCCGGCCGCCACCAGCGCGAGCTGGTGCCCACCGGTGTACTGGGCCTTGATCTTCGGCACCGGGAACCCGGGCACGTTGACCGCGAGCAGGCCGACGAGGCGGAGCTTGCCGCCGATGTTGCGCCAGTCACCGGAGACCTGGCCCGAGGCGCGCAGTTCGTGGATGCGCTCCGGCGCCGTGCCCGGCCGGACCGACCCGGCGACCCAGATGCCGTGCGCGTCGTTGCCGACGGCGACGTCCGCCACGGCCGTGCCGGTGTTGTCGTAGTGCTCCGTGGCGGCCCGGTGCCCGGCGGTGATGTCCGCGTGCCCGGTACCGAGGGTGATCGAGCCGACGCTCACCATGTCGCCCTCGTCGGTGTAGACCGCCCCGGTCATGAAGTACGGGTGGGCGTCCTCCTGCGGCGGGGTGACGCACAGTCCGGCCTGCCCGATGTGGCAGGTCCCCCACAGAGCGGCGTGGCCGTAGACCCGGCCCTCGGGGGTGACGGTGATGCCGGTCGGGACGGACAGGTCCGGGTTGGTGAACCAGTCCCGGCTCGGCCGCTCCCGGACCTCGACGCCCAGCGTCCGGTGCTTGACCGGGCGGGACTCCCGCAGCGAGCCGATCGGCGTGCCCCCGGCGACGACCGCGCCCGCCTCGTCCAGCAGGGCGATGTACGCCTCGGCAAAGGCCGGGATGTCCACCAGCGTGGCGGCCCGGATACGGCCCTTGTGGAAGATGACCTTCTCGGGAGACGCGAAGAGCTGCGCGAAGGGGTCGGTGTCGGCGTCCTCACCATCCGGCGCCTCGGGCCAGACCAGCTCCATGTCGGCGTCCTTGATGGAGTCGACGTCCACCGAGACGCCCCGCAGGAACTCGCCCTCGATCTTGCGCTCCACGTTGCGGCCGTCGTCGTCCCCGAGGTCGAGCAGACCCTCCCCCATGATCAGGCCGCTGTCCTCGCGCCAGATCCGGGTGATGTTGCCGACGTTGACGGCCTCGGTGCGCGCCTCACCGCCGTGGGAGTCGACGCGGTTCCAGCGCAGCGGGAGCGGGAGGTCGGCCCACGTGAGGGAGTCGGTGTCGAACTCGCGGCCGTCGCCGGTCTCGATGCCCTCCACGGTGAGCGGGCCGCGCCACGGCCGGGTCGCGCCGCTGAAGGGCTTCGCCTCGGCCGTCTCGGCGAACTCCTCGGTCTCCTCGGAGCCCGACTTCTGGTTCTCCTTGAGCCGCTTGTCCTTGTCGGTCCCCGGGTTGGGGTCACCCTTCTTCAGGGCCTCGGTCTCGGTTGTCACGGGGGCCTCCTCGGGCCGATCATCTGCGCGCAGGATAGCCGCAGAGGCAGTGGCGGCCGAGCCGGAGCCCCAGTTCGCCACGATGAAGCCCCGGCAGGGATTGCCGTGAGCGGAGCCCGCGCACCCGGCGTAGCCCATGACGGGGTACGCGCTGATGGCCGCAGCGAGCCCGGTGAACACCTGGCCGTCCACGGCGATGCAGGCCTTGCAGGTGTTCTGGTCGAGGGACTCGGAGGCGGTGTAGCTCTCCGCCTCCGGCGCCGCACTGAGCACGGTGTTGCGGCCGAGGGTCTGGGCGGCGGACATGGACGCCTTGACCGGCGCCTGGACCGCGCGCTCCTGTCCGGCCTGGAGCTGCCGGTCGACCGCCCCGGCGATGTCGTCCCCGCTCCGGCGCTGGGTGATGAGCCCGATGGTGTAGCGCTTGGCGCTCTGGACCATGTTGGACGCCATCAGGTCGGCCGTCATCTGGGACATGCCCCGGAGCAGCGCTTTTCCGCCGAGGGCGGCCGTGAGGCTTTCCTCGGAGGCATCCTCCGGCAGGGACCAGTCGGGCACCTGGACGCCCTGTGCCTCCGCTTCCCGCTCCACGGACCGTCCGGCCTGCTCGGCGAGGGACTTCATCTCGTCGTGCAGGACGTGGGCGGCGGCCGTGGTGTCGACGTGCAGGGAGGCCAGCGTGGCGGGGTTGTCCGGCCCGGCCGCGAGCTGGTTGCGGATCTGCTGCCGCCAGTCGGCCAGCTCCGTGTGCAGGCGGTTGGTGGTGCTGTTGACGGCCTCGGTCCACTGCCTGTTCTGCTCGGCGAAGTTGACGTGCTCCTCGTAGGGCTTGGTCTGTCGGCGCAGCATCCCGGCGGCCGTGACGGGCTCCGGTGGCTTGAGCGGGAAGTCGTGGTCCTCCGGCCCGAAGGAGACCCGCAGCCGGTCGAACGTGACCGGGCCGAGGCGCTTCTCCAGGTTGCGGACGGGGGTCAGGTCAGCGGTGTACCAGGCGCAGATGTGCGCCACCCACGGGCAGTACTGCTGGGGCAGTTCGGGCTGCCTGTGCATGTCCTCCAGGGCGCACGTGGCCACCGACTTGATCCACTGGAGCTGGTCCTCCCAGGAGCCGACCTGTCCCGAGCCGACGTTCCACACCCAGGACGGTTTGGTGGTGTTGGCTCCCCAGTGCGCCACGCCGAAGATGTTCGCGGTGATGTCTCCGCCGTCGTACCAGTCGAGGGCGTACCGCATGCACATCAGCAGGTCGGCCTTGGCGTCCTCGTCCCAGACGTCCTGCTCCCCGAGGAAGTGCAGCGTCAGGTGGAGGTCCCCGGCCGCCTCACCGCCCGGGACCTTGAGCCGGGCAGCGTCCTCGGCCGTCGGCATGAGGGCGATCATGCATCCGTTGAGGTGGTCGTCAGCCACGGACGGCCTCCATCCGGTTCGTGTCCCGGGGACGGAGACGGGTGCTGATCAGGTTCCGGGTGTCGATGAACGGCGCGCGCCCGTCGATGCGCAGCAGACCGAGGCCGTCCAGGTGGACGAGGTACGTGCCCGGAGATCCGGGAACCTGCTCGGGCGCCCGCCGGGACACGACGTGCGTGTACGGGCAGGTGTACTCGTGGTCGTGGCAGAGCTGGGGGTGGATCAGCTCCCATTCGTGCCCGACGGCCGGGAACCTGACCATGTGCTGGGTGCGCGCCTGTTCGAGGTACTTGGCCTGGGCGGCGGCCTTGGCGGGAGGCGTGCTCTCCTTCCCGCCTCCGGACCCCGGAGGGCCGCCGGGTGGCGCTGCCTTGGGCGCGTTCTTCCCGGTCCCGGGAGCGGCAGCCTCCTGCTGCGCCTGCTTGGCGTCGTTGTCGGCCTTCTCGTCCTCGGCCCCGGAGGTGGAAGAGGCTCCGACGTCCAGCACCTCGGACCCGAGCAGCTCGTTGGCGGCCGAGGGCGCTGCCTGCGGGGCGTTGCGGATCAGGTTCTTGAGCACCTGCTCCTTCAGATCGTCCCCCTCGGGCATGTCGTCCTCGTCGAAGCCCAGCTCGCGCCGGAACGAGGAGCCCGACAGCTCCATCCGGTCGTAGGCCTCGGTGGCGTTCGCGCTGCGGTCCGGCTGGAGGGCCAGCTCGCTCATGTCGTACCAGACGACCCAGCCGGTG